CGAAGGTGCTTTAGATTCTGTCATGGTGTATGATGATTTCACAGCCATTAATGGTGCAGCTGGAGTCACATATGTAGACAAATTGAATCGTAACACAAGTATGGGTAACCCATGGAAAAAGTCCAAGAAATTTTATTTACATGAGATAGAAGGACGGGGCGACACTTTAGATGCTGTTGCATTTGAACCAGAAGTGATGCAAAGAGTCGAAGATTGTATTAACAAATACAAATCCGGTGAACGTTATATGGCTTGTTTTTGTGCCCATCTCAAAGATGAGGCTACTTCTTACAAGAAGATCAAAGATAAGAAAACGCGAGTTTTCACTGGTGCACCCATCGATTATAGTATAGTGGTTAGGAAATATTTACTATCCATTATCAAGCTTATTCAATCAAATCGTTTTGTTTTTGATTCAGCACCTGGTACTATTGCCCAATCATTGGAATGGCAAGAAATACGAGAGTACTTGACTCAATTTGGAGATGATAGATTAATAGCAGGCGATTATGGTAAATTCGATAAACGAATGCCACCAACTGTGATTATGGCAGCTTTTGATATTATTAAAAATATTTGTAAGAAAGCTGGATATTCGGATGAAGATTTAACCGTTATCTCAGGCATTGCGAATGATACCGCTTATCCCCTAATCGACTTCAATGGTGATTTAATTGAGTTTTACGGCTCTAACCCTTCTGGGCATCCTCTCACTGTTATTATTAATGGTCTTGTGAATGTTTTATACATCCGCTACTGTTTTAAAGTTATTGTGGGTAACAATCTCAATTTTAAACAGAATGTTGCTCTCATGACCTATGGTGATGATAATGCTATGGGTGTTTCACCTACTCTACCCCAGTTTAATCACACTTCTATTCAAAAAGTTTTGGCAGATGTGGGTATCACATATACCATGGCTGATAAAGAAGCTGAAAGTGTCCCGTTTATTCATATCGATGAAGTATCCTTCTTGAAACGAACGTGGCGCTGGGAACCTGAATTGGAAGCTTATGTGTGTCCATTAGAACACACGTCCATTGAGAAAATGCTCATGGTCAACGTAGCGTCCAAGACCATTGCTAGGGAAGCTCAGACTATTGCAGTAGTTTCTACTGCTCTACGAGAGTATTTTTGGTATGGTAGAGAAATTTTTGAGGAAAAACACGCTCTATTGAGGAGTGTTGTTGATGAATTAAATCTCGGTAACTATGTCGAGGATTCAACTTTTCCA